CCGAGACGACGCACACACAGCATGGACATGCCCGCTTACAGCTACACGGAGCAGTGTCCTGATGCACGGTACAGGCCGGGCGGGAAATTGTACGGGAAAGTAAGCAGGAGGAGGTGCGTCGATGAACAAGAGCATTTTGGATGATTACATAGACGCATGCGCCTTAATCACCGAGACGGAGCGGGAGATCAGGGAGTTGAAAAGAAAGCGGAAAACGATAGTCGTTGATTCCGTAAAAGGCTCAATGGAGGAATTTCCCTACGCAGCACAGAGCTTCAGGATTCAGGGCATAGCTCATTCCGTGTTGGATGAACCGGGAGAGCTGGGACGACAGGAACGGATACTTGAGGAACGCAAGGCCAATGCCGTGAAGCTGAAAACGCATGTTGACGCTTGGATGAATACCGTGCCTATGAGGATGCAGCGAATAATTCGGATGAAGGTATTTGAGCGCAAGACGTGGGAAAAGGTAGCCATGAAGATGGGGAGACGGGCAACCGCCGAGAGCGTCAAGAAAGAATTCCAGCGATTTCTGGAGGAAAATAAAAGATTGTCCTAGTTGTCCCCAATGTCCTGGTTTTAAATGTTATAGTGTATAATGAGATAGCTGGATATATATCAATCTCCCCTTTTCAAGAGGCACTTGCTGCATGGCGCGGTAGGTGTCTCTTTCTATACCCCAAAGAAAGGAGGTGCGGCACATGAACCGAACCCAACGAAGAGGACAGGGAAAGAAGAACGCTGATGCAGCACAGGCGCAGCGCTTCTTGGATAACCTGCCGCTGAATGTTCTCCTAGCAAGTATAAACAATAGCATAGATGTCTTGCATAAGAGAGGCATTAAGGTCTGTGACTGGGATAGCAAAGAACGTGAACTATACCAGCTCCGCATGCAGGCAGGCAAGGTTTACTTTCTAGCAGCTTCGCCAGATGAAGAAAACGAAGCAAAAGAGGGCGAGGCAAAAATATGAAAAGGTACTTTCTGTTAAAAATTTAACATGCGGGTCGGGGAAGGCCCGGTATTTTCCTCTGTAGAATGAAAATTCCGACGACACTTCCTTCCGTTTTAAGTTGAATGTTTAAGTCGGGAAAGGCGGGTAAGAGCAGATGGATGTGAATCAGAAAGAGCTGGCTGCGATTTTGGGTTTATCGGATCGCAGGATCCGCCAACTGAAAGATGATTTTGGACTTTTCCAGCATGAAGCGGTTGGTGGAAATAAAATCAAGAAATACTGTCTTGAGAAGTGCGTTCCGGAATACATAAATTACAAGCTGGAAGCGGAAACGCAGGGGAGTAAAAATGCGGACAAAGAAAAGGAACAGGCGGAGCACGAAAAAATCAAGAAAAAGATATCGATTTTGAAGCTTCGGAGATTACGCGGGGAACTTCATGAAGCTAAGGATGTCGAGGAATTTCTAACAGAGATGCTGGTAAATTTTAAAAACCGTTTACTTTCGGTGCCGACTAAAGTAGCCCCCTTGGTTCAGGGAGAAGAAGATATTAATATCATTGTTGGCATTCTGGAAAAGGAAGTATTTGAGTCTCTGGATGAATTGAGTGAATACGATCCCGCCAAAATTAATGCCGATCATGTCGACATTAACGACTTACTGAATGATGAAGAGGAGAATGATAATGAGTAAAGACAGCGTGGTGATGATGGATGTCATCAATTGAGCGGCAGCGATCAAGGCAAAAAACAAACAGTTTATTCGTAAAAGTCATTAGTCGGACACTAAAAAAGCCGGATAAAATGACAGTAAGTGAATGGGCCGAAAAAAGCCGGATCCTTGATGAATCCAGTAACTTCCAGGGAAGATGGAGCAATGATATAACACCGTACCTGGTCGGAGTCATGGATGCGTTCAACGATCCCTATGTTCAGGAAATCAATTTCTGCAAATCGACACAAGTGGGCGGCACGGAAGCAATGCTGAACATGCTGGGCTGGATTATTATAAATGACCCAGCGCCAACCATGATTATATATGACAGTGATGACCTGGCTAAGGACACATCAAATGACCGGCTAAAACCATCGTTAACAAAAACACCTGAAATCAAAGAGCGTTTCCTTCCTTACAATTCAAAGGAATTAAACCTTAGATTCAGAGGGATGCATATATATCTTAGAGGTTCTGGAAGCCCTGGAAAGCTAGCATCAAAAGCAATTAAATATCTGCTTTTTGATGAAATTGACAAGATGTCTGGCGCATCTAAGAAAGAAGCAAGCCCTTATAATCTGGCTAAAGAAAGAACGCGGACATTCACGTATAGCAAAAAGATATACACATGCAGCACCCCGACATTAAAAACCAATTATGTATGGCAGATACATGAAGCCGCTGACGAACAGAGAAACTATTTTGTCCCATGCCCGCACTGCGGGGAATATATCGTGTTCCGTTTCCATCAGATTATTTTTAACAAAGATGAAACTCTATCAAATGCAGAAAGAGTAAAAACAGCAACGTATGCTTGCCAGGAATGCGGGTGCAGCATTACAGATCGAGACAAAATAGCAATGCTCCGGAAAGGAGAATGGCGGGACGTAAAAAAAACACATATAGGGAAAGCCAGGAAGGTTTCTTTCTGGCTCAATTCTTTATACAGCCGATTCCTCACATGGTCAGAAATTGCCCTGGAATTTTTGGACAGCAAAGACGACCCGGAGAAGCTCCAGAATTTTGTGAATTCCTGGCTGGCAGAACCGTGGGAAGATACAAGGTTAAAAACAACCGAAGACCTGGTTATGGAACGGCAAACGAACATACCGGAGTTTGTAGTCCCCTCATGGGCCAAGCTGCTAACCATGGGCGTGGACGTACAGGAAACAAGTCTGTATTACGTAATTCGGGCGTTTGGCGACTTTACGACCAGCCAGAAAGTAACAAACGGACAAGTTCTTTCCTTTTCCGATATAGAGCGACTTGGAGCCGGTGAGTTTGAGACAGAGGACGGTCAGAGAATGACCATAAATCTCTCATTGATTGATTCGGGGTACCAAGCAGATGATACATATGATTTTTGTATTGATAATTCGGACTGGGCCTTGCCGTGCAAGGGATCAAGTAACCCGATGCGCGACCGGTATAAAATTAGCAAAGTCGATAAAATCAATTCAAAAGCGTACGGCATGCAGCTCGTTCTTGTTGACGGATATAAATACAAGGACTCAATTGCTGCCAGGATGCAGAGACAGAACGGCTCTGGCAGCTGGATGGTAAATGCCGGATGTGATGCGGAATATGCAAAGCAGGTAACCGCAGAGCATAAAATAAGCATAAAAAATGCAAATGGAACAAAACAGACGATATGGGTACCAAAAAGTTCACATGCAGACAATCACTATCTTGACTGCGAAGTGTATGCCATGGCGGCAGCTGAAATCATGGGTGTCAGGAGTCTGCATTTGCAAAGTCAGGAAGCGTCACAGGAAACGCCGCAAAAAACAAAAATAAAAGAGGAGCGGTATGCACCGGAGGAAAACTGGATACAGCAACAAGAGGACTGGATAGGAGGGTAACAATGGATGAATGGTTATTTGAAGAACCAAAGGAACAACTGGAAACCGTAAACGAGGCGATATATGCGATACTCAAAGGCGGCCAGTCATACAAAATTGGCAGCCGGAGCCTTACCAGGGCTGATCTGGGCATGCTTTACAAAATGCAAAAGCAGTTAAGGTCAGAACTCGCGAACGCCGGTAATGGCAGCCTGTTTTCCGACACGGTTGTCGGCGTGTTTGACGGGAGGTAATAATGAACTGGTTAGATAATGTAATTGGCTGGATTTCGCCGGAAACCGGATATAAGCGGGAAGCATACCGGCGGGCCTTGGAGGAATCGCGAAATTATGACGCGGCAGGTTATGGCCGGCCGAATTCAAATTGGCGTGTGCTCAATGAATCGGCAGAAATGACAGATCGTTATAGCCGTGAGACGGTAAGGGCCAGGGCGAGGGATTTGGAGCGAAACTCAGATATCATGAACGCAGTGGTCGGAGCCTATAAGAGAAATGTGTATGGCGCTGGCTACCGATTAAGAGCCAGTACCAACGACCAGGCACTTGATAAAGAGCTAGAGAAATTATGGCTAAAATGGTGCAAGAAGCAAAATTGTGATGTCACCGGCACCCAGTGCTTTAATGACATGATGCGGATGGCTGTCCGGCGAAAAAAAGTTGACGGCGGTATCTTATTTTTGAAAAGATACACAGAGGGCGGATTGGTGCCATTCAAACTCCAGGCTATCGAAGTAGATGAACTTGACGCAACATCGACAAAGCCGACAAAGGAAGGAAACAAAGTGGTCGGAGGAATTGAGTACAACTCCTATAATAAGCCGATCGGGTATTACATCCGCCAATACGGAATTGACGGGATGACAATGCCAAACCCGGTATACATACCGGCGCAAGACGTTATCTTCTTCTATTCCAAAACCAGGCCAAGCCAGATCCGTGAGATGTCGGACATGACGCCAACCATCACCAGAATACGGGACGTAAATGAATTTATGCGGGCGGTAGCGGTAAAAGAGCGGATCCTTTCCTGCCTGACAGTATTTATCAAACGTGCCCTGCCGGAAGCCGGAATGGGACCGGGCCGAGCCATGGGAATGGGCAGCAGATCAGACGAAGGTGAAAAGAAATATGACTACCACGGAAAGACGATATCCCCCGGGATGATTCAATATATGAATCAAGGCGACGAAGCTCAGGTGGTCAATCCATCAGGGCAGGCCACGGACGCAACGGCCTACGTAAAACAGGAATTGCGACTGGTTGGAGCCGGGCAGGGACTAAGCTACGAGACAACAAGCAGGGATATGTCAGAAAGTAATTATAGTTCGGCCCGTCAGGGATCGATTGAAGATGAACTGACCTATGTTGACGACAGAGATCAGTTGCTGGAAATGATGACGGAAATATATGAGACATTTGTGATCTCCCTGGTGCTGGCCGGAAAAGTAACAATCCGGGAATTCTGGCAAGACAAAGACACCTATATGGAGCACACATGGATCAGGGCACCGAAAAAGTGGATAGATCCATTAAAAGAAGCCAACGCGAACAAGGTGGCCCTGGCTACCGGTCAAAAGACATGGGTTGATCAGGCGGGGGAAAACGGGAAAGACTGGAAGGAACAAATTGACGAAATGGCCGAAATTGTGGAATACGGCCAGAAAAAAGGAATTGATATGGGAGGTGTAATGTTTGGCTACAAAAAATCAGAACCTGGCGCGAACACAGGAGCAAAAGAAACAGTCTGAGAAGAGTGGCAGTTTAAGCCGCTCTTTTTCAATGCTATCAATCAGAGCGGTGGAAAACGAAGAAAGAACAGTAGAACTTTCTTTTTCGTCGGAAGAAGCCTATGAACGATGGTGGGGCGTCGAAATCCTCGATCACTCGGAAAGCAGCGTGGACCTTAACCGGCTGAATGAAATAGGCTGCATGTTATTCAATCACAATAGAGATTATGTGATTGGTAAGATCGTAAATGCCTGGGTGTTAGACGGACGCTGCATGGCAAAGGTCCGCTTCGATGAAGACGACGCAGCAGATGTTATTTATAAAAAAGTGCAGAACGGGACATTAAAGGGCGTATCTACGGGATACCGGGTGGCGACATGGGAAACGGTACCGGCAAACAAAAAGTCACAGGACGGGCGATTTACCGGACCATGTGACATTGCGAAAAAGTGGTTTCCTTTCGAAATATCTATAGTTTCAATTCCGGCAGATGCAACGGTTGGAGTGGGGCGGAGCTATGACAACGAGGATGAAGCAGGAATATCGCTGGATTATTTTATCCGGCAAATTCAAATAAATAAAAACAAATTTAAGGAGGATAATCTGAAATGACGAAAGAACAGATTATGCAGCGGCAGCAGGAGCTTGTTGATGCGGCAAAACGGGAGGGCAGGAACCTGACCGCAGAAGAGCAACGGGAATTTGATACCTTACAAAGAAACCTGGAAGACATCGAGAAAAGCCAGGGACAGCCACCGGCAGGAGCGCGGGCAGCAGAAAGAAGCTTGCACAACCCGACTGCAGGGGATGGCGCACCGGGTGGGGAATCACAGACTGCGCAGCGGGCAATCGAAGAAGAGCGGGCGCGGGTAGCAGATATTACGAGCTTGTGCCGTGACTTTGATCTGGATCCAAGCGACCATATCCGCAACGGATCAAGTCTGGATGCTGTCCGTGGTGCGGTAATTCAGCAACTGCAAAACACGCGCGGGCCGGTCGGTATGCGTGTATCACAGGACGAAGGGGATAAATTCCGCGACTGTGCTTCTGATGCCCTTTCCATGCGTGCCGGAATGACGGTTGCGCATCCGGCAGATGGAGCGAATGAACTTAGAGGCATGAGCCTGCGCGACCTTGCGGTCGAGTGCATGGCGCGGGAAGGTCAGGACATCCGCGAACTTCTGCGGATGGGGCATGATGACATGTACAGCATGCTATGCCGCCAGTTTTATAATCCGACAGCAGCATTCCCAGCGATCCTTGACAACACCATCAGGAAAAGCATAGTGCACATCTACAACCATGTGCCAACCACTTTTCAGGCATGGACAACGAAAGGCAGTTTGAAAGATTTCAAAACAACGACCGACCACGAGTATGTTATTGGCGGTACCGGCGACTTCTTGCTGGTTCCGGAAAATGGCGAATTAAAAGCCGATAAGCCAAGCACGGAAAAGTTGCCAAACCGCAAGCTTGACACCTATGGACGGCAGTTCTCCATGAGCCGCCAGGCGTTTATCAATGATGATATCGGGTTTTTGTCCGAAGTACCGGGGCTTTATGCAGCTAGGGCGAAGAAAACCATTGACAAGCAGGTGTATACCATCATTTTCAAAAACGAAAAAATCTTTGATGGAAAAACTCTGTTCGGCGGCGACCACAACAATTTGATAACAACTGGCAGCAAGCCGACCCAGGCAGCGATTCAGGCCATGATCCTGCAAATGCAGAAGCAAAAAGATCAGTTCGGCGAGGCGATCTACATCACCCCGCAGCACATCATCGTGCCGGTTGGTTATGAATTTGACCTGGCCGTTATTCTGCGCTCATCTCAGGTGACGGGATCAAGCAATAACGACATTAACCCACTGTATAATTACCCACTAAACATAGTCCAGACACCGGTGCTGAATGCTCTGGCCGGAATCAATGCAGTTCCGTGGTTCATGGTCGCAAACCAGAATAGTGCCAGGGGAATCCAAGTTGATTACCTTAATGGTCAGGAAACACCGACGGTAAGGAGA